GAATAAGGCTGTAAGCGACAGGGACTTATCGCTGGAGACATTACGCAAGTGCATCAATGGAGACATCGAACTACGCAGTGATCAAGTGGCAGCAGTGAACATGTTGGCGAAAGCTTCTGGAATGTACGTTCTAAGGCATGAAGATATAACGCAGCAATCGTCTGATGACATAGCTGGTGACCTCAATCGGAAACTTGCTGAGTTGTTAGCAGTAGATGATATCGATGCAGATACGTCAGGTGTCACACATTAGCCATATGATGTATGTAAGGAGTCATGTCGCACAGTCACACATAGTAACTGTTAGGGGTCAGGTGTCACACGTTGTAATATAGAACGTGTGTTATGTAGCATATAACGTGTGTTATGTAACATATGACAAATGTGATGTCGTAGCACCCCTGATAGGGGTACCCCCCCGATGGCATGCGACTACCCGATATATATACATAGTAATACGCGCAAACGATTACCCACTTTTTACCTCTCTGTTTTCTCACAAGTCCGTTGTCACCTGTCTACCCTTTATTTCGTAGGGAAGTGCCACCGAATATTCGGGAAAAAATTTTCTGCAAAATTTCCGAAGAATGTCACCAGTAACACTTGACATGTCTCTGTCAACAGCTAGAATATGCTATACTTATCGTAGTTACGCACGTTATATAACAGTTCCTTATATAGCGTAAATTCCTTGATGGAATTTGGTTCACGAGCGGTTTATCACAGACGGTTATATAACAGGTAGGGATATGTATTAAGCCTTTTAACTGTATGACCATTCTTCCTGATGGCTCTGGGCAGATTACTGGAATTATAGCTGAAAAATGGTTTGCTCTTTTGCTGATGGAAGCAGGCATTTCATTTAAGTGGTGCGGCGCAGAGAAAGGGCCGTATGACTTTGTAATAAATCTTAATGGAGAGGCGGTCAAGGTAGATGTAAAGTGCAAGAAACGCACTGTTAAGCCATCTGCTAACTACGATGCCCACGTTGGTATAGATCAAAAAGATTACGACTGTAGAATTTATGTTTTTGCTTCATTAACTGATGAGATCGTTAGTTTCATGGGATGGTGCGGAAAACAAGAGTTTTGGGATTCTGCGGATATAGTAAGCAAGGGCGAAAAAGACAGTCAAGGGTTCTCTGAAAGAACTGGAGCTGGCAAGATAAAATATAATCAGCTCAGGCCGATGTTGAATTTTCTTGAATTTGCAAAAAAACAGTGAGCCGGACTTATGCCAGTAAAGATTGATCCTGCGCTTTTAGCCACGGTTCAAAATCTTCCTGAAGCAAAGAAGAAAGAGATACTTGATTTACTGAACTCTCTGGAAGAGGCCGAGAAACGTGAAGGCGCTCGTGAGAACTTCATGGATTTCGTTAAGTACATGTGGCCTGCTTTTATAGAGGGGCGGCATCACAAGATCATGGCTGATGCCTTTGAGCGTATAGCCAGAGGCGATTTAAAGCGCCTAATAGTCAATATGCCGCCTAGACATACAAAGAGTGAGTTCGCCTCTTTCTTATTGCCAGCGTGGTACTTAGGTCAATATCCAGACAAGAAGATAATCCAGACGGCGCACACCGCTGAGTTATCGGTAGGATTCGGCAGAAAGGTTCGTAACCTTGTCGATGATGACGATTTTAAGAAGGTATTTCCAAAGCTTGCTTTACGGGCCGACTCTAAAGCTGCTGGGCGATGGAGTACCAATTCAGGTGGTGAATATTTCGCTATCGGAGTTGGTGGTGCTGTTACTGGTAAAGGTGCAGACTTGCTTATCATTGATGACCCTCATAGTGAGCAAGAAGGACAGAGCATAGACCCCTCTGTGTTCGACAAAACCTACGACTGGTACACATCCGGCCCACGCCAGCGCTTACAGCCCGGAGGGGCTATTGTTATCGTTATGACACGATGGCACATGCGCGACTTAACAGGCAAAATTGTTAAAGCCTCAACCCAGCGCGAAGGCGTTGACGAGTGGGAGGTAATAGAGTTTCCGGCGATAATGCCGTCAGGCAATCCACTGTGGCCTGAGTTCTGGAGCTTAAAAGAACTTGAGGCGCTAAGAAGCGAACTACCCTCAAGCAAGTGGAACTCTCAGTATCAGCAAAGCCCTACAGCACAAGAGGGGGCGCTGGTTAAGAAAGAGTGGTGGAGAATCTGGAAACAAGATGACCCGCCGCCATGTGAATTTGTTATTCAGTCATGGGACACAGCCTTTCTCAAGACCCAAAGGGCCGACTACTCAGCCTGCACCACATGGGGAGTATTCTACAGCCCCAACGATGAAGGGCTAACCCAGCCTAATATCATTCTTCTTGATGCCTACAAGGAACGTCTTGAGTTCCCAGAGCTAAAGAAAGTGGCCTATGAGATGTATATGGACATGAAGCCGGACGCTTTTGTCGTTGAGGCCAAGGCCGCTGGCACACCGCTCATTTTTGAGCTGCGAGCAATGGGCATACCCGTCTCTGAATACACCCCGACCAGAGGCAATGACAAGATAGCAAGGGTTAACGCTGTTGCTGACTTGTTCGCATCAGGCGTGGTTTGGTGTCCTGAAACCCGCTTTGCCGAAGAAGTTATTGCAGAATTTGCTGCTTTTCCATCAGGAGAGCATGATGATCTGGTAGACTCATCTACTCAGGCGCTATTAAGATTCAGACAGGGCGGCTTTTTAACCCTCAGCTCTGATGAGCCAGAAGAAGTACACATGCCAAAAACCGAAAGTTATTATTAATCACAGGAGTTAGAACCCTATGAAGCAAGAAAACCGCAACACCAGCTTGAACGAGACTAAGTATGTAGATTTTCCAACTACGGAAAAAGAAATAATAAGAGCAATTTTCTGCCTTACCCATGACGCGGCGGTAGAAGAGCCTAACGAGGCAATGAAAAGCTCTCAGGCAGCTTTAAACTTGGGAAATACACTGGCTACACTACACAACGTGTACCATGATCCGTCTTTTAAAAGGAACCTAAAGGAGTCTGTCAATGAGTGACTCAGACTACAAGAACTGGTTCAAAGACTTTCGCAGAAGCATGGAATCTATCGATGAGACTGAGCGTGTTCGCAGCCAAACAACTGATGAGTGGCTCAAAGAATACTCAAAAAGCATCAATGATGGCATTGCCGTAACTCTTAAAAGACCGCACTGGAACCCTAACAAGGACAATGGATAGGGTTCACGAAGGGATAAAAAAAGAGATAAGGCAGTGGTCAAAACACGCCTTAGAAATCCCTAACTCAGAATTTAATAATTTACCTGCCTGTCCCTACGCAAAGGCGGCATGGAAAGATGATAAGGTAGATGTGGTCTTTAAAGAGACCGATAATTACTCGGTAGTCTTTGATGCAATCCTAAACTGGGATGACACCAAAGAGCTGGTGATTGTGGCAGATACCTCATTTATTGAAGTAGAGGATGAGTTTCATAAGTACCTCGATGATATAAACGAGTGTATCTCTGAAAATTTTTTTGAAGATCAGGATTTTTGGGTAATGGGTTTCCATCCTTATCAGGACTCTAACGAGCTGATTGATGATGGGACTTTTGAAGGAATCAGCGACACAGAGTATGCACTTATATTTGTGCAGAGATTATCTAAGTTACAGGAAGCGTCTGACAAATTAGTTGGTCGCAATTACTATGACAGGTACTTCAAGACTTACGATGTATCTGAAATGTATGAAATCCGAAAAGACTATTACAGGAGATTGAAAGATGCGCGGATCAAAGAAGGCAGGCCCAGTTAAGAAGAGAGCTATGCGTGGTGGCGGAGCAGCTAAGAAAGCTGGCCCCGTGAAGAGGATGCGTAGCGGAGGAAGAAACCTTCGCAGCGAGGAGGCTCGTGTAATTGGTGTGCAGGATAATGCTGCTGATGAAATGCGTAGAGTAAAGGCTCGTAGACCTCATGATGCGGCTGAGCGAATGGACAAACGTAGCCAAGAGTCCCGTGTTGGCTCTCGTGAGCGTAATGCGCGTGAAGAGATGACTCGTTTGAGAAGAGAGGCATCAGGCATGGGAATGAATAAAGGCGGGAAAACTACTAATCAGGCAACATCTCCGCTAACTAGTCAGCACAAGCGCTACGCGATGACTGGCACAACTAAGCTGGCCGTTGGCGGAAGAGCGCCAATGTCTACAAAAACTAAAAAAACCAAAACGCCTTCACTTAGTCCTGCGTCTCGCGTAATACAAGCTCGCGGCATGGGCGCTGCCATTAGAGGCGGGAACTTTACGGAAAACACTTAATGGCTATTGAAAAATCACTTTATTCTGAGTCAGACCCCGATGTGCTTGCGGCCTTAGAAATAGAAATTGAAAACCCAGACTCGGTTACAATTTCTGATGGCGATAACGTAATTAGCATGGAGTTTGACGAATCAGAAATGATTGCCGAACATGGCGATAACCTTGTTGATTTCATGGATCGGCAAGAGCTAGAGCGGCTTGGAAGTGATTTGGTTAATGGCTTTAACGCCGACAGAGCTAGTCGCCATGACTGGGAAGAGTCCTATATAAAGGGACTTGACCTGATGGGAATGAAGTTTGAAAACAGAACAACTCCTTGGAATGGGGCTTGTGGTGTATTTCACCCAATGCTCAGCGAGGCTGTGGTTAGGTTTCAGTCTCAAACAATTATGGAAATCTTTCCTGCCAGTGGCCCCGCGAAGACCTCTATTGTAGGCGAGGTTACAGACGAAAAGGCTAAGCAGGCTGAGCGCGTTCAAGATTATCTTAACTACATGATGACCGTTAAGATGCCTGAATACCGCACAGAGACAGAGAAGCTGTTGTTTTCATTGCCTATAGCTGGCTCTGCGTTTAGAAAAGTTTACTTTGACCCGAATCTAGGTAGAGCCTGCTCTATGTTTGTTCCGGCTGAAGACTTCGTGGTGAGCTATGGCGCTTCCGATCTGGAAACAGCAGAGCGCTGCACCCATGTAATGAAGAAGACTACCAACGAAGTGCTGAAACTACAGCAAAGTGGCTTCTATGCAGACATCGAGCTTCCTGCTCCAGCCCCTGATACCACTGAAATTACTGCCAAATACAACAAATTAACAGGTGATCATCCCAACTACGAGGTTGATCAGCGTCATACCCTGCTTGAGTGCATGGTAGACATAGACCTTGCAGGCTTTGAAGACACAGACAACGGCGAACCTACCAATATTGGCCTGCCTTATGTAATTACCGTTGATAAGTCATCAAGTACTATTCTTTCTATCCGCAGGAACTGGAAAGAAGATGACGAGTTAAAGCTAAAGCGTCAACATTTTGTCCACTACCAGTATTTGCCGGGACTTGGGTTCTACGGATTCGGCTTAGTCCATATGATTGGGGGCTTGACCAAGTCGGCTACCTCGTTATTGCGTCAATTAGTTGACGCAGGGACACTGGCAAACCTACCCGGCGGCTTAAAAGCGCGAGGATTGCGTATTAAAGGGGACAGCTCCCCAATTATGCCGGGCGAGTTTCGAGATGTGGACGTTCCGGGCGGGGTAATCCGCGACAACATCACCTTCCTTCCTTATAAGGAGCCATCTGCTGTACTTCACCAGATGCTTCAGGAAATTGTGGAAGATGGTCGCCGATTTGCCTCTGCCGGGGACTTAAAAGCTTCCGATATTAACGGTGAAGCCCCAGTAGGCACTACCTTAGCGCTGCTTGAGCGTGAAATGAAGGTAATTAGCGCCGTTCAGGCGCGTGTTCATGCCGCAATGAGGCGAGAATTAGGCATTCTTTCCGATATCGTTGCCGATTACGGCCCTACTGAATACCCCTACGGTTCTGCTGAAAACGCCATTACGGCTGAGGATTTCGATGATCGAATAGACATTATTCCGGTCAGTGACCCCAATTCGGGAACCATGTCACAAAGAATCATGCAGTATCAGGCAGCTCTACAGCTCGCCCAGCAAGCGCCGCAGATGTATGACCTGCCGCTGCTGCACAGGCAGATGCTAGAAGTGCTAGGTATCCGTGACGCAGACAAGATTATTCCAACTACAGACGATATCAAGCCAACCGATCCAATCTCAGAG